CAAGCTGTACTCCTTTGGGCAATCCCGCTGAAGCAGAAACCCGCCGAGGCAACTTCGACATTAAGCTACGGCTGTCGCAGAAGCGGTAGGAATCCTCTTCATTTATGGAGGGGAGGAGGTCAACACGTGTACGAAAATCCTTCTACCTCCCGTACACCCGGCGATAAAGTTTGATAATCATCCAAGTGTTAAACATACTGGCGATTGCAAGTGCAAGAATGCTGATGCCAATGCATGACAATAAAAGTGAATCCATAGTTTTTCCTTCGGTAAGTTAATGGCAAAAATAAAGCCCGCTTGTGCAGGCTTGGAGGGAATTTGGCTCGGTTGATCCGGCTCAACCGAGAAAGCCTTTTCTTGTTGCACCGTACTGTAGTGCCCGATGCGAATATTACACAAAACTAGTTTTTTATCGGTAGAAACCCTGCCTATTTTGCGTAGTCTGTAACCTAACAGGTTATGCGCAGTGTTGCAAACGTAGTTTCAAAGGGTTTGCTCATTTATTTGCTCCAAAAGAAAACCGCCCGGAGGCGGCTGTTAAATGTCTATTTTTTCCCATCCCATTAGTTCAGGGAAATCATCATCAAAATCAAACTCAACAGGTAACGAGCAAGCTTCTAAAAATCTTCCGCTTGTGTACGTCAAGACTCTCTAAAACAACTCACCAGTTTCGGCGTTTTTTAAAAGCACAAGGATCTGGTCGTCCTCCTCAAAAGTGTGAGTGCGAGGATCGTCAATGTTTTCAAGTTCTAGTTTCATTTATTGGTCTCCGGTTGGTAGGGAGCGGGGAGGGCTCTAAAAGCAATCACATCAGAATGTGCGGTTCCCCATCTTCCCAGCATGTCGAAATAGTTTTGCTGCACGTAATCTGCATCCTCGTCTTTAAATGTCACCAGGTACTCTCCGCACTCCGGAGGATTAACCTCCGGGAACGGGTTCCATCCATCTGGGTTGTACTCAGGAAACTCTTCAAAATAGTCCTTGTCAACTCTCATAGAAAGTTTGAAAACTTCAGATTCCAGCGAAATGTAATCGGTTGGATCTTTCATTTGTTCTCTGCAACACGTTGCAATTCTGTCATCAGATACCACCAACTGGTTGATCTTGTCTTTTAAGGCAAGGTCTTTAATCTTCCACATTTATTTCTCCAAAAGAGAAGCCCCGCTCTCGCAGGGCTTATGGTTACTTATTTATTGTCTCCACCGGAGCGTCCTGAGATGTTCCAACGACCTCGCCATCTTCGATGTCTTTGAAATCCTCGACGCTGACGGCATTGATGTCGATTACGTCGTTCGGGTCGATCTTTTCCCCGGCTTCTCGTTTCGCGTCAACATTAGCCACCTGCAGAGCCTCAATTGAAACAGGCAAATATTTGAACAACCTGCGGATAACGGTCTTCAGGGCCATGGCCTCAAAATAGTTGTTCCAAATATTTTTACTCTTGGCCTTGGCTTTAACAGCCTCAACCTCGGCGCGAGACATGACCTCGAACTGGTATCCGCCTCCCTTGAGGTTAGCGACTGCGTAGACAAAGGTGATCGGTTTTTTAATGCGGTCGGCTTCAACACTTGGTACATGATGAATGTCCGGATGGAGGCCGAGTTGATAATTAAAGTCGTCACCTTCGTGGACTGCGAATGCGGACAGAGACAAAACTTGTCCGGATCTTCTTGCCAAGTCAATCATTCCGCGGTAGCCCAAGATTAGCTGGCACTGGTTACCGTAGGGGACAAGGTATGCTTGCCCAAGAGCAGACCCGGGTTCAAGTCCAAGCTGAGCTGACTGCATGACCGCTCCGAGGAACGAGGCCGGTGTGGTATTGAGAAGGGCTGGAGTTTTACGCAGTTCGGTCGCGGCAATTCTTGCCATCCGGTCAGCGCTCAGATGTTTTGGGACGGCCAAGGCGAGTTGCTTTTTAAACTGGTCGGAAAGGACCTGTTGAACGATCGCGGGAGCTTTCGTCTTTGGTTTTGCGACTGGTGCAGAAGGTGCGCCGACAGCGGCGGCGAGTTGGTCAGATGTGGACATAATTTAATTCCTATGAAAAAGCCCCTCGCACTGGAGGGGCTTGGAACATGAATAGAAAAGCCTCCGAAGGAGGGGGGCAGAGGTTTATTCTTTACTTTGAGCTTGCTCTTTATTTTTAAGGAAGGGTAAAAGCTCATGGAAGGGGCTTCCATGTACTTTTTGTTCAACGTATCGGAGAGGTCTTTCGTCCAAAGTCTTCAAGATGCTATCCAAGAGTTTTATTCTGAGGTCATCCTCCATATCAGAACCTTCTTCTGGGGGTAGTTGTTCTATCTCTTTTCTGAATCCCTCATATGCGGCGGCAATAGATGCCTTAAACCCATAGTCCTCACTAAGTCGGAAGCAGTATCCTATTTGTTTAGTTGAAACCCAAGCGAACCAAACTGGAGCAGCGATAGAAAGGACAGAAATCAGGATGTTCAAGAAAATAATAGATCCAGCCGCTTTTTCAGGTTTAATCAGAAGTTCCTGCATGGAATGAAGCCTGAAAAATGCTATGACTAGAGCGAGGACCAAAGAAGATATAAGGCCAAAAACCCACCATTTTTGCGTTGTGAATAAATCCTTCCTTCTGGTTTCAAACTCTTTAGCCAGTCCGGCAGCGGTTGCGGAGGTAAGGGCCTTTTCTGCATCTTTCAGAGTGCGTTGTATACGTAGTTCCGTATCGGAAATTTTTTGACCTATCAAGTTGGAAGATTTTTCAATTGAATCTATCTTCTCTTTTGATTTCGAAGCCTCTTCCAATAGATTTTCTAATTCGCCGAGCTTTTCATCTGAACGATCCTCCATGGCTTTGATTTTTTCATCAAAAAGCTTCGAAGCATCTTCTGTTTTATTATCTAGCTGATCGTAAAATTTTCCTTCATCCTCTTCTAGCTTTGTGAAAAGATCCTCGGCTTTTTGTGTGACTTCATTTTGTGTTACATCCATGGACGATTTTCTTTCCGCCACGTCTTTCGAAAAAGAAACGGTCAATTCTTCGATTTTTGTCTTGTTACCAAGCATAGATTCGAGCCAAGAAGACAAATCATCTATGTTTTCGAACTTTCTTTCAAACTTGTCCAAGGCGTCATAAAGTTTGTTTAATTTTTTCTCGGCAGATTCAAACCGCTTACGTTGTCTTTCAATCTCGGCTTGTGTAGGAGGGACTATAGGTTGTTCTGACATGGCAGTTATCTCGAAAGAAGAGTACCGGCGATAAACCCAATTGAGAAGAAAAGGGCTGCGACTAAAATTATTACTATTTCGTCCATGGTAATTGATTCCTTTAAAGTTTCAAGAGGGAATTTTTGGAAGAATCCTCGGCAGTAGTAATTACGCGCACACGCGCATGACGCGAGTGGAGCTCTCTTTTAGATAGTCAAAGTAATCATTCAGGTGTTCCTGTTTGAAAGAGTCTGAGTCGAAGCGCTTGGATGTCTGGGTCTTGTACGTCAAAACCTTCTTGCCGTCCAAAGTCAGAATTTCGTTGTCTTTCATGTCGATGGCGATCTTGGCTTTAACCGCGTCTTGTTGCTTCTTGAGTTCTTTAATTTCGCCATTGAGGCGAGCATATTCGCCGTAGTTAATAGCCAGATCACCTTGAGCTTCGATAGCTTTACCATTAGATCTCCCGTAGAGCTTTAGAACGTCCTCAATGTTTATCGGTTCCGGAGGCGTTTTAGTTAGAACATAGTTGTTCCAGAATGCAGAGCATTTTTCCTTGATGACCTGGAATACATCCGGACGAGCATCTACCCAGTACATCCGGAAATCAGATCCTCCGATTAGAACCGCGAGATACATTCCTTTGAGCTTAAGAATGCCGCAGTACCACTGAATCTGAGTTTCGTAGTAAAGCGGAATTACGTGCTCTGTTCTCAGATTGTTTTGTTTAATCTCGAGCTCCTGGCTCGGGCCCCAAAGGTCAGCGGTAAAAGCGTTTGCCGTCTTAGCCTCAAAAGCGACATCCGTGTTAATAATGCGCTCGACGCCCGTGATGTCGGCATACTTCTCAATTTCTTCAACCTTCAGTAGCGGCCGAACTTTTCCCGCAATCTCAGGATTGATAATCGCTCGGTCGATGTTTGCAATCGCCCAAGGAGTTTCCGGATCAGCGAACTGGTGAGAAACCTTTTGAACTCTCTTGCCGGTGCGCAGCTGAAATTCTTTTGCGACCGTATCTTCGAGAACGGTTCCCCAGTAAGCAGGCTCGGACATTCCCTTGTCCTCAGAGAGACCGAGTTTGTCATTCCAAACATCCAGCGGAGTCTTCCAAGGATTCAGCCCGAGGACGGCTGCCACATCGGAGCCGCCGATACCTGTACGCCGCCCCTTTAACCAGGCGGCTCTTTGTTCGTTAGTCATTTTCTACTCCAATAAATAGCGCAGAGAAAGGTTCCTGGGGCCCCTGCGGGAAAGTCGCCTTTTTCTGTCTCTTCGGTTTTACTTTTGTTGCGTAATACTCTCGGCCCTTCTTGTTGATTTCTTCTTTGTGCTCGAGGTAGTAGAGGCGCTTTCTCTCTTTCTCAGTGAGTTTTAATGCCATTCGTTTTCCTTCAAATATTCATCAAACAAAGGCTCAATTTCAGGGTGTCTTTCGTCCTCTCCCGCCTCAGCAAGTTCGTTAATACGTTTGCCGCAATACCGAGGGATGTACTCTTCAAAGAACTTTTCGAGGAGCCGTTCATACTCGGCTTGGCGCTTTTCTTCTTGCCAGGACGGCTGCCAGAGATCTCCTGGCCCTGGACATGTTCTCGGAGTTACATGCATAGCAGCCACCTCTGAAACTCAGTAGCACTAAAAATGAAATCCAGGATCAAGAAAGCCAGTGGAAAACCAACCACAGCGCATAGAAAGCATGTAACGGTGTTTTCAAGCAGATCATCAAATTTTTTATTCATGGCAACCTCCAAAAGAAAACCCCGCCAGCTCAAGGAGGAAAACTGGCGGGGCAGAGGAGAGAAACTTAATTTTTAACGTCGGGGTAGATGTCCTTATCAATCGCTTCTATTGCCAGATCACCGATGGAATTCAACGCATACTCTTTGAAAAGCGTTTTAACTTCCTTCTGAGCTTCAGCGGTTGAAACTACATGAGCTAGGTCAAGTGTCACCTCTTTCTTTCCATAGAGCAGGGCGGACACCACAGCACGCTCTGCATACGCAAGAGCATCAGTGAGACAGCTTGCAGAACCCCTTTCCGTCAAGATGTCATCAACAACTTCGTCAAAAATCTGTTTTTGCTCGTCCGGTAATAAGATCATTTTTCTCTCCTATAAAACTATGTAAAAAAGACCACATTCAAAAGCTCCCCTCAACGCTGAACTGGAACTAACAGTTATTGGTAAAAGCCTGGGGAGCTTATGAAGATGGTCTGAAGTGCTCGTCTTTCCGAGCCGTCACCTCCGCGGGATAATTAATTTGTCAACACTCAATTAACCAATGGAGGAAAAGATGTTTGCTTATGAAACTTTGCTTGAAGCGTTGAAAGCACGAAAGGCAGTGTCTTTTATTTACCATGGACAGTATCGGGTTGTATCGCCATACATCCTTGGCAAAAACAAATTGATGGGCTTGCAGACTGAGGGAGGGAGCCTTTCCGGAGAGCCTCATTCTCTTAAGTACTTCGAGGTTCCTGAGATAACCAATGTCCGAATTCTTGAAGGAAAGTATGTACCTCCTCAGACCGCTTCACAATATAAAACTCTGGGAAGATTCGTGTCACCTGTTTGGGTGAACCCATAGCAACTTCCTGAGAGTTTTCTAGGCACCAGACTGCGTACTCAAGAGCTTTCAGACCTTCGTAGAACTCGCGTGCGGCTGTCTCGCCCTGAGGAGGAGCCGCATTGCTGAGCACCTTATATGTTTGCGAAAGGATGGAAATTTCTTTGTTCATTTAACAACTCAACTTATTGACTCTGCTAGCAGCGATTCAAATCTTGCAAAAATGACCTCCAGCTCGATGAGAGCTCGTCTTTTTGTCCGGAAACTCTGGCCGAAAACGTTTGCCAATAACAAATCGTTTACCTTGTCTTGTTCTTTCATAAAGAATCCGGAAAAGCGCCAGTCATTATGCTTCGGTCTAATTAAGCTGATGATGTTTTGACCCTTGTAGTAAATCTCATAAGCTCGAGGGACAACGCGCTTAACTGTTAAAAGCATTTTTTCTCTCCTGTAGAAAACAGAAGCGCCCTCCAAGTTAAAGATCGTTCGTCTTTGGGTGAGTGACAAAGAAGGCGCTTATGTTTGTGAACTGTCTTTGCTGAACGGCCCCTACTTGTACCTGACGACTTAAACGTCACAATCCTTTTGGCTTTCTCTCTGCCGCTGGTTCACTTTCGATCCCCATGCTTAGGCGCAATTCACTTGCCGCCTTGTAGCTCCGTGCACCTTTCGCATTACTCGGTGTTTAGGAGCAGTGTTTCTTGATTACGAACCTGCAAGAAACATTTTAAAGAGCTACTTGTTCGTTACAAGTACAAACTGTAAACCAATTGAAAGAAAATTGCAAGCAAAGACTGTAGCTTTTCTTGCAATAAGGGAAAGTGATAGTAATAGTAAAGATTTAGTTGTTCTTACCGTGCCAGCGCATTGCTCTCCTAAAGCCAGCGGCCTCGGCTTCCTTGACGGTCAAAGCCAGAAATTCTCCCTGCTTGTCGATCTTTACCTTGTCATATTGCTGATCGAAGGGAAGGTGATAGATCTTCTCACCAGAAGAAGAGATGTTGCACTTAATCATGGGAAAGTCTTTTCTCAGCTTGTAATTCTCTTCGACATCAATTCCCAACTCTTTTGCGCATTCTCGGGCGAAGTCGTCTAATTTTGTGGTGGTCACAAAAACACCTCTGACAACTTCTCCTGGGTGCTTGCGCTTGTATTCAAAGACTGTTCCAAACAGTTGAAAGATGTGCTTTTCAAAAATAGTTTTCTTGGCCGCCCAGCATTTTGCCTGGACTATGAGAGTGTCTCCCATACCTGCAAACTCCTTGCAGATTAAGTCGCGCCCCTTATCCTTTTTCTTGTCCTGGATACCCGTGTATTCAACGAGGTAATTTGCCTGCTCGTATTCCCAGCCTAATTGGAGCTCAAACAGTTTGCCGACATAACTTTGACTTGTGTGTTTCAAGAACCGGTCAAGGGCAAGCTGGTTACGCTCCGATGTCGGCAACTTTTTGTACTCCTCAGGAGACATGAACCTTCTTACTCTGTCCACTCCAGAATCATCTGTCAGATCCAGGGGCAAAAAACCGTTAGTTTCCTCCAGGATTTCCTGCTCGTACTCTTCAACAACAGGAAAGTATTCTTTGATGGTCTCCAGTTCCGATTTAAGCAGGATATTCTCTTTTATAAGAGCCTTCTTTTCTTTCTTTATTCTGGAGACTTCGTTTGCTGCAGTTATTGCAGGCCTCGACTTGTATCGTAAACACTCCTCTAAGGCTTGATCCTTGGCCACCTCATGTTCGGCAATCAAATCTGCAAGCCACTTCCGACCGTCTAAAAAGTTCTTTTCAAAAGAAGTTTGAAGTTTGATTAAGTCGGCTAGGGTTGATGCTTTTTCTTTTCGTTCCTTTTCTAATTTTTCTTTCTCTTCTGTAATCTGGTTTAAAGTACCCTGATTGCGTTGATGCTCCGCCGAAAGATTAAGGAGAACCCAAAACAGAAGAATTATAAGAACGGGGAAAAAAGCGACTACAAATACCGCAAATTCTTTCATTAGAGCCTACTAGCGGTCCATGCAAAAACGATTTTCCCAATCACTCGGACTGAATCAAGCTCCTCTTTTGGGATGTACATCTTTTCGTAGTCTTTATTGTCGGAGATGACAATGAGGCCGCCGTCAATATTACGTTGAATACGTTTAACGAATAGCTCCCCGCCGATGTTAAGAGCGTAAATGGCATCACTGGTGATCTTCTCAATGCCTGTATCAACCAGGAGGATGTCTCCATTTTCAAACGTTGGAACCATTGAATCACCGCGGCCGGTAATGACTTCCAGCTTATTGAAAGAGGTGCAGGACACGTGCTGCCGCAACCAACTCTTCCTGATTGAAAGGTGTTCGACCACCTGATCCTCGTCTGGATAAACAACGTCCCCAGCGCCCATTGAGGCAGTTGCATTGAATCTCGGTATTTTGATGATGTCGTCCTGCTCGGAATCAACCGTTTCTTCTTTGACAACAGGAATAGGCTCCTGGCCGGTCAAACTTTCTAATGACACGCCAAGCACCTGAGCAATATCCGCCAGCCGATCAATTTTCGGCGTGGCAGTACCTTTTTCCCATTGCTGCACTGATTGTGGCCTGATACCCAGCCTTCTGGCCAATTCGCTTTGATTCAACCCAGAACGTTTTCTTGCCTCAGCGATGTTGGAGGCTATTTGTTCCTTATTCATAAGAGACTCCTTCAAAGCTAATTCTACAAGTTTTCCCTGTAGGGCGAATTTATCAGACAATACAGTTAATGCTTGTAATAATTAAGCAATACTTGTAGAATTAACTGTAACTTTTTAAAGAGGTTTTTAAATGAGCGCTAAAACTGCCTTAAAGAAGGCCATCAAGAAAGCGGGCGGCCAGAGTGCTTTGGCCAGGAAGCTCGGCATCAGCCAGCAGTCCATCCAGCAGTGGGTCGTAGTCCCGCTCAAACGTGTGAAGCAAGTTTCTGAAATCACTGGTGTCCCCCGTGAAGAGTTAGCTCCTGAGTTGTTCAAATAATGTTCCTACATCCTGAAAATCGGCGTGGTGACATTGTGGTCAAGTGCGCCGTTACCAAAGAGATGAAAGCAAAGCTCGACGCGGTTTGCATAGCTGAGAACTTGCATTCAAACGAGCTCTTGCTTTGTCTCCTTCAGGATTTCTTCCAACGCGAAGAATACAAGTTCAGTTTATGGACGCGGCTTGTAGCTGACAAGGAAAAGGAAAGTAATTCTGAAGTACCTCAGAGTTCCCGAATAAAGGGGGAACGAAATGAGCTTTGAAGCTATCAAATGGGCCATCAACCAAGACATTGACGACCCGAAGGAGAAATTACTTCTGGTGATCCTTTCTGACTTCCTGAACGATAGAACCAGGCAGTGCAACCCGTCCCGTGAAACTTTAATGCGTAAGGCTTGCATTAAAAACAACAAGACACTTTCTTCTAAGTTGGACAGTCTTGTCTCCAAAGGTCTGATTGAAATTGTCAGAGGGAAGGGCATATCCAATCGCTACCTAGTTCAGAACAGAACCACGTTCAACAGTGAACCTAGTTCAGCAGTGAACCACGTTCAGCACTGCACTACCACCAGGTTCAGTAGTGAACCTACCCCTAGTTCAGCAGTGAACCACGAACCTATAAGTGAACCTATAAAAGAACCTAATACTCTCTCTAAAGAGAGAGAGGACAAAAACTTTTCTTTAACGCCTACAGAAAAGAAAGTCTCCAAAAAACAGACAGCGGCTAAAAAAGAAAAGAAGGGCCCTTATCCATATTCGGAAAACGATCCGATCCCAGACGAGTTTTTAAAAATCGCTCAGGCAAACAACATCCAGGATCCGCAGGAGCTTTTCAAAAAAATGGTTCTCTGGTGCCAAGCAAATGGAAGGCCCTACAAAAATTGGAAAGCGGGTTTTACAACCTGGTGCCTGAGAGAAGTCGGTTACCAGAAAGAAAAAGAACAGAAGAAACAAACCCAAGCCTCAAAACAAAACCAATTTTCTTATGAGCCGCCTGGAGGTTTTACAGACGACTACTACAGAGACCAATGCGAATTCGATGAAAACGGGAATTTAAAACTATGAACAACACTGAAACCCCAAAACTTAATTCCGTTAATACCATTTTCGGGAAGTTAGAAATAAGGCAGGTGAAGGCAAGCTGCCCGCTCCACGGAGAATATCTTGCAAATGAAGTCTGGTTAGGCGGCCAGCTCAAGGAAGTAAGCGAATGTCCTGAGTGTTTCAAACTCAACAAAGCTCAAAGGGCTATTGAGGAAGAGAAGGCCAGGAAGGAAGAGACCGAGAAAAACCGCCTGGCGAGAATTAAAGAAACCCGTATGCCACTCGAATACCAGAGCAAGGATTTCTCAACTTTCATTACCGAAACTGAGAGCCAGAGAAACGCTTTAGCTATGGCGAAGAGGTTCGTGAATGGCTGGGAAAAAGCGAAGGCAGGCGGGTACGGCCTTTTATTCCTCGGCGGTTGCGGCACAGGTAAAACACATCTTGCCTGCGCAATCATGCTGGAGCTCCTGGACAAGTACGCATGCTTTTATCCCAGGTACTACAAGGTGAGCGAGATTTTCTCAGCCGTCCGCAACACCTGGCAGCCAGGAGCGACAACCAATGAAGAGGAAACCATTAAATTTTTCTCTTCCATCCAGCTCCTAGTAATTGATGAAGTCGGTGTTCAAAAGGGCTCCGAATCGGAAAAGAGGATTCTCTTTTCGATCCTGGACAACCGAGTTACTTCAAAGAAACCAACAATCTTAATGACCAATCTCGGCTCAAAAGATTGTGTTTTTGCGCTCGGAGATCGGCTTTATGACCGCATTCGGTCTAAATGCGTACCGGTCCTCTTCAAGGGCAATTCTTTTAGAAAACCCGCAACGCCTGACGTGTTTGATTGAGGCGACCATGTCGGATTCAGCCTGGACACTTCTGATGATCGTGCTGGCACCGGTCGTGTTTATCAACTTAATCCTCTTCGGATTACTCGTGAGAGCTGCTTTTCAACTCAGCCAGGAGAAACAACATGAGGTTTGATTTTTCGTACTTTGGAAAGGCGCTCGGATGGACTGGAGGCTTTTTCTACCTCCTGGACATCTTTTGGTTTGCCTACAGCGGATCAAACATTGATTACAACCTCGGGTTTGTAGTCGGTCTGTTTATCGGAGCGGCAATCTGCTCTATCAGGAGGCGAACATGAGCGGGTGCTGCATGTACTGCAAATACGCGGGTGCAGGTTGGATCAGCAGTAAAGACGGCTCAATCCACGTGGATAGATATGACGACTTTTACAGGGCCATGAATATCTATTGCAACAACCCAGAAAGAGGGATGGATGGTCAGTGTTTCCAAATCTCATTCACCAGGTGCTCTCTTTTTGAACGGGCAACAGATGAACGGATCCAGAAACGAATCGAATTTTATTCAAAGTTTCAGAGATTCAGGACACACGCAGAACTAATCGCACAAAGACGATAACCAAGGAGGATAAAAATGGAAAACTTCGAAATCGCAATTTTAATTTCAAACTTCATCGCCTTTTCATTTGCAGTTATAGCCTGTTTGCTTGTTAATGATCTGGAGATTGAGCATAACTGCACAAGGTGTCGGCTTTATGACGCTGAGGAAGAAATCGAAAAGCTCAAGGCTGAAATCGAATTTCTAAAAAAGAACAACGACTAAGGAGCCGACATGAACGCAGAGTTACTTTTTTATTGCATGGTGTGCGGCTTTATTTTCATTTTGTCGTTTTTCCTTGTTGTGAAGTTTCTCGAAGTCCTAAACGACAAATCAGCCGAAAGAAGAACACAAGAACTCATAAACAAACTCTTGGAGGAAATCAGAAATGGGAAAAAGCCAACGAACTAAGGGCGCTGGAGGAGAGCGCGAAGTCTGCGAACTCATTTTCCAAAACCTCGGGATCCAGGTGCACCGCAACCTCTCCCAGACGAGGGACGGAGGAGCCGACATAAAGCTCAATCCTTACTCACTCGAAGTGAAACGGAGAATGGCTATCGGCAATTTGTACGACTGGATGGATCAAGCAGAGCGCGGGTGCGAACCAGGGGAGCGGCCTATTGTTCTTTGCCGCGCCGACCGTAAGGAATGGCTGGCCATCCTACCCATAGAGGAATTATTCAGGCTGATCCGTGAGGAAGTTTCGGCGACTGGAGGGAAATGATGAATGAAGAAAAACGAGAACCAAGGGGACCTCTTCGGGCATACCGATACCACAGCTTATTGCCAGTCGAAGCCCAAAACAGCCTCATTGAAAGTGTCGGACTTAGAGAAGGAGAAAGCCAGGTACAACGAAATCTGCGCATATCGAGAACGATTGATCGAGTTAAGAGCAAATATCCAGAGTTTTTCAGATTTAGGTCTTGACCCGTCCACCGTCCTCTTATCCGATGCATCAGTGCGTGTCGGAGTGTCCAGCCCCAAAGCGAAGTATTCAGACCAGGATCTTATTCACTGCTTTGATCTTCGCTTAGCGGGCCTTTCTTTGCGTGAAATAAGCCAGAAGATGGACATTCCAATACGCACTTTACGTGACATTTTCTCAGGCAAAAGACGTGCAGTTATTCCAACTAAGTTCAAATGAAGCAGTGCGCACCCGTAACCAGAACCGCTCAATACTGTAGAAAAATCGGGGGATTGTATGACTAAGAAAAAGCCATTGACCGATAAGCAGAAGCGTTTTATTGATGAATACATGGTGGACAGTAACGCCACACAGGCCGCGATAAGGGCCGGATACAGCTCAAAAGCGGCCAGAGTTCAGGGTCAAGAGAACCTGTCAAAACCTGCCATCCAAATTGAAATTGCTAAACGACAGGACGCATTGAAAGAGAAGCTGGAATACACGGCTGAAGATTGGACACGTGATGTCCTGGAGCTTAAAAACCGCTCAATGGAGGAGATCGAGCTTAAAGACGAGGACGGCAATGTAGTACATACGGAGACGAAAGATCCGCAGACCGCTCATAAATGTCTGGACATGCTCGGCAAACGCTTAGGCCTATTCGTTGAGAAGAAGCAGGTGGAAGTTAATATTTCCGATCGCTCCTCCTGGCTGAATGAAGTTTTGAAGGAGGTCAAGGATGAATAAAGAGGCCGCCGACTTCGAGATGGGCTTAAGGCGCCTGGCTATCGCTTGCACGAATGATCCGCTCCTTTTCGTCCAGAAGTGTTTCCGCTGGGGACATGGAGAGCTGGCCAATTACGAAGGCCCTGACGTTTGGCAGCAGAAGATCTTGTGTGACATCCGTGACCGGCTCAAGAACGGCGAAACACGGCATAAAGCTATCCAGATAGCAGTGGCATCAGGCCACGGTATCGGCAAAACGGCCTTTGTGGCCTGGATCATGTTGTGGTCAATCTGCACATACCCAGATATGAAAGGGGTCGTGACGGCCGAAACCAAGAACCAGCTCATAACAAAAACGTGGTCCGAGTTGCATAAATGGCACCACCTTTGCCTTTTCCGAGACTGGTTTGAGGTGGCCGCGGAATCCATTTTCTCAACCCAGCCAGGGCACAAATACACGTGGCGCATTGATGCGATCCCGTGGAATGAGAACAACACCGATGCATTCCAAGGCCTGCACAATCAAGGGAAGCGGATTCTTGTCTTGTTCGATGAAGCCTCGGTTATCGCACAGAAAATCTATGAAGTCACGAAAGGCGCGCTGACCGACCGCGATACGCAGATCATCTGGTGCATTTTCGGAAACCCAACGCGCCCAGACGGCCCATTCTTCGATGCATTCCACAAGAGCCGCCACCGCTGGATAACGTACAACATTGACAGCCGCACAGTGAAAATCACGAACAAGGAGCAGTTGCAAGAGTACGTTGAGGATTACGGAGAGGACAGTGACTTTGTGAAGGTCCGTGTTCGAGGCGTATTCCCCAGCGCATCAGCCAAGCAATTCATAAACCGTGAGGACGTGGACGCGGCTATGAACCGCGATGTGGGACAGATCAACTACTCAAGAACGGTCGCTATCCTGGGTGTGGACGTGGCGCGGGAAGGCGATGACCGCTCGGCAATCGCTACGAAGATAGGCCGAGACTGCACTATGCCGCTCAAAGTATTCCGCGGCCTGGACGGCCCTCAGCTCGGGATGCAGGTGCTCATGTATGCGAACGAATTGAAGCAGAAGGGCATTCCTCGTGTGTACATCAATCTGGACTACACAGGTGTGGGGGCCAGCCCTTACGACTGGCTCAAGGATAAGGTGCAGCACCTCAACAAAGTCATCAGCGCCAGCCAGAGCACGAACCCGCAGAGATGGGCCAATAAGCGTGCTGAGATGTGGGACAAGATGAGAGACTTTATCCGCGATGACGGAGTGATCTTTAAGAGTGAGGAGTTGGCCGAGGATCTTTGCATACCTGAGAAACTGATCGACCAGAAGGGCCGGTTACTCCTGGAATCCAAAGATTCAATGAAGCGCCGCAACATGAACTCTCCAGATACCGCGGACGCCCTCGCATTGTGTTTCGCTATTCCCATCCAGGAGTACATAGAGGACGATAGCTGGCGGCATCAGCGGCATAACCGCTCCAAAACCATCAGGGATCCTTACGCCTCCTGAGGTGTGCGCATCAATCTGCGTACAGGCTCGACAATCGGGACATGATGAAGATCGAAACCTGTACGCTCAGTGACTTGTTCAATGACCCTCGGTATGAAGAGGTGTGTGCACATTACCGCCAGGAGGCTGGACACCTTGACCTCAAGGGCATTGTTGACAAGGACAAATACTCGTTCCTTGCACAGAACGGCTTATTGCTTTGTGCCAGAGCCGTGAGTGAGGGTCAACTTGTCGGCCTCATGGCCATAGTCATGTGTCCTTCTCTCCACAACTCAAAAGATGTCGCGAACGTTGACACGCTTTACCTTGAGCCTGCGCACCGAGGCCACGGCCTGCAATTCTTACGCCACGCAATAAAAATGGCTCGGGAGTTTGGTGCCTCAGGTATTCGATTTTCCGCACCTGCTGGGAGCCGCACTGAACAGCTTTTCGACCGATTGTTCACGCGCTCGGACGTTACTTATTACAAGTCTTTGGAGGATTAAATCATGGGTATGGAAATGCTGGGAATGGGCCTGTTAATGGCCGGGTCTGCTGCACTCTCTTCTCACTCACAGAGCCGAGCCGCTAAACGAACGGCATCAGCTCAGAAGGACGCCACAGAGGAAGCCAAACGCAACGCAGAGAAACAGGCCGAGCAACAGCGTGAGCAAATGCGTATGCAGAACCAGAAGACCGCCGACCTTAGCAAGATCCTCGGCGACAACACCAACGACCTGTTATCAGGTGGTCAAACAATGTTGACTGGCGCCGGCGGTGTGGATCAAAACGACATGACGCTGGGCAAAAAATCTGCATTAGGGTGATGACATGAAAGAAGTTCGGCAGGAAGTTTTGAGCCGCTGGAAAAGCCTTGTAAAAGAGCGCGACCCCTATCTCCACCAGTGGATAGAGATTTCAAAATTCCTGCGGCCTGCTAACGGTAAGTTCCTCAATCCGACAACGCAGAATGAGGCAAAGACCCGCTGGAATAACATCTATGACAACACCGCGCTCAGGGCCTCGGATATTTTGGCCAAGGGCCTAATGAGCGGCATGACCGATCCTTCTCAGCAGTGGTTTTTCCTCACGACTGGAAGCCCTGACTTAGACGAATCCGTCCAGGTTAGGCGCTGGCTCTCGGATGTCTCGCAGATCCTCTACATGACATACGCCAAGACCAATCTCTATCAGGCCCTGCATCATGCGTGGCTTGAGGCTGGTTTATTTGGAATTCTGGCTATCATCATTGAAGAGGATGAGGAGAAAGGGTTTAACTGTATTCCCCTGACCGCTGGCGAATACTGCATATCGTGCGACAGCAAAGGAACTCCGGATACTATCTACCGCGAGTTTTCGTTATCGCTGAGGCAGATCGTTCAGAAGTTTGGTGAAGACGCTTTGCCATATTCTCTCTACCAAACGTACAAGGACGGCCAGAAGGACAAGCTCTATACGATCATTCATGCAATCGAGCCGAGAGAAAAACGCGATACACGCTCAAAGTCCAATAAGGACATGCCGTGGCGATCCGTCTATCTGCTGAAGGATGCAGGAGACGATCAGAAGCCGATTCTCCGAGAATCGGGATACCGAATGTTTCCTGCCGTGGTCGGGCGCTGGGGAGCGATCAGCACGGAAACCTACAGTTGTGAATCTCCTGGCATGGTCGTTCTGGGAGATGTCAAACAGCTCCAGCATGAGCAGAAACAAAAAGGAAACGCCATTGATTACATGGTGAATCCGCCTATTGGGCTACCGTCCGAAGCCAAGGATTCAGACATAGACATGGATCCGGGCGGCCAATCCTTCATTAACGGAGCCACTGGTAGGAAACCTGCAGAGCAGCTGTGGAATGTAGCCATCAACCTCAATGACCTGAGGCAGGACACTCTGGAGGTACAAAACAGAATCCGAGCGGGATTCAACGTTGACATGTTCCTCATGCTCAGCAATCAGTCTGCACTCAATCAGATGACTGCCACTGCCGTGGCCGAGTTGCACGAAGAGAAGCTGCTGATGCTCGGGCCCGTTCTCTCCAGATTCAATAATGAGGTTTTGCGCCCGCTCATTGATCGCACGTTTGACATCCTGAACGAAGAAGGATTGATCCCGCCTGCTCCCGAAGAGATTCAGGGCACGGATTTAAATGTCGAGTACACATCAATCCTGAGCCGTAGCCAGAAGGAGGTGCAATCCCGTACCGACCAACAGGCAATCCAGGAAGCTCTTCAAATTGCCCAGTATCAGCCCGACTTCCTCGACAACTTCGATCTGGACAAGTACGCCCAGATTGTTTCCGACAAGCGCGGTGTATCGCCTGAAATTCTTCGTTCTTCGGACGAGGTGGCAGCTATCAGACAGCAGAGAGCACAGCAGAAACAGCAGGCTCAGCAGCAACAGCAAATGGCTCAGAGCGCTGACATGCTATCCAAGCTCGGAAAAGTGCCAGCGGGCCCGGAAACACTGGCTGGCCAAGCTGTCCAGGGTATGCAAGACATGGCGGCCGAGGGAATGCAATAGGGTGTGCGCATCGAAAAATCACGAGGATTGACAATGAGCAAAGTTACTAGAGACCCGTTCGACAACTCCCAGCGAGAAAAGGACGAAGAAAAGAATCTCGAGGCATTCCGAAAGGAGGCTGACTTCCAAGAGGCTCTGATCAATGTCCTGAACACAAGAGAGGGAATGACAGTGCTGAAACGAATTTTTGATGACAGCGGTTTCTTCTCCTCGGCATTCGATACGAATGCTTTGAACATGGCTCGCAAGGAAGGAAAACGGGAATTTGCACAACAGGTTTTTAACAACGTTCTCAAGTACGCCCCTGAAAAGATCGGCGAATTGAGACCTAAGGAAACGAAATGAGCGAAGGTACAGCAGCCGAAAATCAGACAAGCGAGGCTACAACCAACGGTACGCCTAATCCTGATTCTCAGGGTCAGCAGGGAGAATCCACGCTGATTGATGAAATCTCTAAGGCAACTCCTCCTCAAGAGGGACAGCAGTCTCAGGAGGAAGGAAAGACCGAAGAGAACAAAGGAGAGAAGAAGGAAGAAAAGGCGGACGAGACTGGCGGAGCTCCGGAGAAGTACGAGGACTTCAAAGCGCCTGAAGGTACAACCTTAGACGCAGAAGTCGTCAAAACTTTTTCAGAAGTCGCTAAGTCTCTGAATCTGCCTCAAGCCAAGGCCCAGGAAGTCATTGACAAGCTGGCGCCGAAATTGGCAGAGCGACAGATTGAAGTGCTGAAACAGACCAATGCAACATGGAAAGACAAGTCACTCCATGACGCAGTGATTGGCGGCGACAACTGGAAGAACACGATTTTTTCAGCTCAGCGAGCCCTGAGAGAGTTTCAGACACCCGAAGGAGAGTTTACTGATCCGGATGTTTACGAACTGGCGACCTTTGCCGGTAATCATCCGGGCCTGATCAAGATCCTCAAACATTTTGGCGACAGCATGAGAGAGGACAAGACGGTTAGAGGCACTTCTAACAGAACTCTCACTCCAGACGATATTTACGGTAAATAAAGGAGTTAAAAATGGCAGACGCATTCACTGGAATGACCCCTGTTACGCTTGCTGAATGGCAGGCTCTCGTACCCGAAGGCAACACTCAAATCAACATGATGATTCAGACCATTCGGGATTATCAGCCGTTCTTCGATCGTGCCACTATGGTGCGTGGTAATGATGGCCAGGGCAAGAAAGGCCTCATCGGAGAAAAGTATCCTGAAGGTCAGCTTGTCGGAATCAACGAAGGCTGGAGCGCCTCCAACGCGGCCGGCCGTGCAGTTCGTTATCCGTCCTGTGTGGCTCGTGACCGCTCGGTTATCGCCAAGCTCATGCTTGAAAAAATGCCGGATAAAGAACGCAACGCATACCGCATGCGAACCGATCAGATGTTCATTCGCGGCTTAACCCGTGGCATGGTTAAACGAGTATTCCAGGGCAACCCTACAACAGACCCGCGTGATTGCATGGGTTTGGCAAATATCGTTCTTCCTGATCGTGACAATGGCGTTTGGAAGGATTCCATCATTGACGGTGGCGGCACTGGTTCAAATCTGACATCCATTTATTTCGTCAATTGGGATCCGGAGGAGATGACGTGTTTCTTCCCGCAGTATGGCGGAGCCGCCGGAGTATCCATGGAAGCGATCAAGGAGCCCGTCTATGTTCCTGACAAAAACGGCAAAATGTATCCCGCATACGTCACTGAATTCGGATATGACCTCGGCGTTTTCGCAGGCAATCCTGAAAAGATTGTGCGTATTGCTAACGTTGATCCGACCAAATTCACGACTGACAAGGGCGCAACAGACCTGCTCAAGAAGTTTATTGAGGCACGTCACCGCTTGAAGACCTCCGACTTCTCCAATGTCGGTATTTACTGTACCGATCAGGTGGGCTTGATCTATGACCTCCAGTTGCTTGAAAAGACCAAGTACACACTTGAGTACAAGACTTTTGGCCAGCGTGAGGCAATGCTTTCCTTCGGCGGCATCCCGATCTATCAGTACGGCACCGACGTTTTGCCGTCCACTGAGTCCAAGATCACAGTTTCTTAATCAAGGGGATAAAAATGATCATTGACCAAAAGATGATGTTTTGTGAAAAGGCAGAGGCCAAAACCGCGATCACGTCTAATGTGTTCGATTTTGTTTCGGATCAGACCTCTCCTTACCTGAATGCTCATGGAATGGTGCTCTGCATTTTGACACCGACAGCGATTGCCGGAACGTCCATCACATTCAAGCTTCAGGAATCCGCGGACAAGTCCACCTACACGGATGTCATGACCACGAAAGCGCTAACGGCCACAGACCTGAAACAGCCCTTGCTTATTTCACTGCCGCCGATTCATAAGCGTTATCTGAAGTTGGTTTCCACGCCGACATCAGTTACTGCCGGAACTATCACCGCCTTTATTGGCAATGACGTTCAGCTGGGTTCCCCGCTCCGCACGCAGGGAATTGAATTCCCCGCCGAAGCAGCGGCAAGTTCTAGTTAGTTCTCTAGTTGCAGTTTTCAGTAGTTGTTAAAAGAGAGGAGGGAGGCTTGAAAACCTCCCTTTTTTAATATGAATGAAGTGTCAATTTGCAATGCCGCTCTGAGCTACTTAGGGCAAAAAGGTACGATCACACGAATCAAACCACCTGAAGGAAATCCGAACGCCGAGGCTTGTGCTGAATACTATCCTCAGGCGCTCCGTTACTTACTGGAGGCGCACAACTGGGCTTTTGCGATCAGGCGCGTGAGACTGCCTGAATACAAGAAATATGACGCCGACTTGTATCAGTGGGCGCACGGCTACCAAGTTCCCTCAGATTATTTGCGCACCGTTAAGGTCTATGAGAAAAGCTCACAGGTGGACGAGGCCGGAATTGATTTTGAAATTGAGACAATCTCAGAAACAGGCTCATTTATTCTCCTGACTGATTCTCCCGCTCCCATGCTCCGATATGTGGCCAGCGTCCAGAACGTGTCAATCATGCCGCAGTATTTCATTCAGGCACTTGTTCTCCAGCTTGCTAGTTATCTGGCAGCTCCACTGATGAAAACTTCTATGGCGCAGCAGATGATCCAAATGGCCGCTCAAGCACTGGAGACTGCGAAGTTTCAGGATTCTCGAAACTCTATCAGGGTCAAGCACGAATATTTAGCGCCCCACCTGGCGGCACGGAGTATCTAAATGTCACTGAAAATCTATAAACAGAGTATCGGAGGAGGTGAGATTTCTCCTTCGATGTACTCCAGGATCACGGATCCTTCATATTCTGCAGGGTTAGCCAAGTGCCGCAATATGATTGTTGAACCTCAAGGCCCTGTAGTGAGGAGGCCCGGATTCTCAATGGTGCGTGAGACCAAATATCCGGACAGAAAATGCCGCCTGATCCCGTTCACATTCTCAGCAACTCAGACGATGATCTTGGAGTTTGGGCATCATTACGTCCGATTTCATACCAACGGCTCCACGCTGATGAACGGCAATGTCCCGTATGAAGTGACGACCGATTATGACGAATCGGAGTTGTTTGATATTGACTATGCTCAGAGCGTGGACATCATCACGCTGGTGCACTGCTCCCATCCTCCGAGAGAGTTGAGGCGTTATGGCGCCCTTGACTGGAGACTTGTGGACATCACCTTCAATACTTCTCTCACACCGCCCACAGGCGTGACGGCCACCCAGCACATCTTGCAGTCTGCGACTTATAAAGACGGATATGTCCGCAAATATGTAGTGACCTCTTGCAACTTGGACAACTCCGAGGAATCGAAAGCGAGCCAGGGCGCCTCTGTTGTGTGCAACCCGTACGGGGATGGTGCGTACAACACCATTACATGGAATACTGTTGCAGGTGCCGATCATTACCGCGTGTACCGTGATAAGGGAGGCATATATGGCTACATAGGTGAGACCCGTTCCAACTCGATTGATGACGACAATATCGCGCCTGACAGCTCAATTACGCCGCCAATCTATGATGATGTATTCCTCACAAGCGGCGGCATTACGGGGGCAACCGTAACCGCTCAAGGTTCTGGATATGTCGGTCCGAACGGAGAAATTACGGGGATCGACCTGCTAGAGACACAGACATGGGTAGTCGAGGGATCGGGCAGAAACTTCTATGGACCTGTAGCACCTGGAAACTGTTCTGCGTGGCAAAGTGATGACGGCTGGGCATTGAACTTCTATGGCGATGGTGTAGGCCTTGTCCCTAATGACGAGATGATTTCTCTGTTCTCGGCCAGCGTGGAGATTTATGACGCAGAAGGATCAGGTGTCGGAGCGACTGCCAAGGCCATATTCTCTTCTGCCTCAGAATGGATCAAGCTCACCAAGCCTACTGGCAATCTTAATTTCTGTTTGTATGGTTTCCGTCCTATCAAGGGAATCCAGGTCATAAGCGCAGGGGCCGGTTATAAACGGCCGCTTTGCAGAGTGACTATCACATCCTGGCCGACATGGACCTGGAGCCGAAAAGCACTGAACTACAAATTTGAATTCAAGCGTTATACAGGCGAATTTGTGACTTCTGCAAAGAGCGCTGGGTTCTTAGAGACTTCAATCAGAGTGACCGATACAACAGGAAGCGGAGCCGTGTTAGAGCCTGTAATTTCAGGCGGCAAGCTGACAAACGTAATAGTCAAGAATCCAGGCGCAGGATATTCAAATCCGACGGCCACTCTTTATTCAAACTATGGCTCAGGCGCTCAAATCTCTCTGACTGTTGCGAATGCTGGCGACTATCCAGGATGTGTTTCTTACTTCGAGCAGAGAAGGTGGTTTGCCGGCAGTCGCATGAGACCGCAATATATTTGGGCAACGAAGACGGGCACTGAAACAGATATGGGCTATTCCCTCCCGTCCCAATCCACCGACCGCATCAAGGTTAGGGTAGCGAGCCAGGATTCAAACCGAATCCGCCATATCGTCCCCTTGTCTCAGCTCCTTATGCTGACCGCAAGCGGGGAATGGAGAGTGAGCCCAGTGAACTCAGACGCGATCACGCCTGAATCTATGAGTGTGCGGCCTCAGTCTTATGTCGGCTCCAGCCAGACAAAACCGGTCCTTATTAACAACACGATGATCTTTGCCTCGGCTCGAGGCGGACACCTGAGAGAACTCGGCTACAGCTATCAGGCGGGCGGCTATATTACCTCCGATGTGTGTTTGAGAGCGGCCCACCTCTTCGATCATCACGAAGTTGTCGATATTGCATACGCCAAGGCTCCCTACAGCATATTCTGGTGCGTGAACGACATAGGCAAACTAATCTCCTTCACATACGTGCCAGAACAACAAGTCGGAGCTTTTGCACAGCACGAGACCCAGGGCGATTTTGAATCGTGTGCAGTGGTGCCAGAGAGCAATGAGGACATTCTTTATGTCGTGACCAAGCGCAAGATCGGAGACAACACCGTAAGGTTTGTTGAGCGCATGAACGAGTACATCATTGACAAGGATGAAGATTATCTCTTCATGGATTGTGCGGGCACCTACTCAGGCCCAGCCAAGACCGAAATATCTGGCATTAGCTGGCTGAATGGGATGAAGGTTTCCATCCTGGCTGACGGGTATTGTGTGCCGGATCAAGTAGTGCAGAACGGCAAGATCACGCTGAGAAGAGCGGCGTCCAAGGTTCATATTGGTTTGCCTTATAACTCCGATATTCAGACCCTACCTCTTGCATTACAGCTTCAGGATCTTTCTTTCGGTAGTAACCACAGGAAGAACATCAGCGGAGTGGCAGTGAGAATGATTGATTCAGCGAGCATTCTGGCTGGCTCGAGTTTCGACGACCTCTATCAGCAGCCGACACGCGGACGGGAAACACCTGGTACCCCGCCGAAGAAGAGGAACGGAGAGTTTGAAGTAGATATCGCCGCTTCATGGACAGATGACGGTCAAGTGTGTATTCGTCAGAGCGCCCCGCTCCCGCTGAAAATCTCCAGTATTACCGTGACCTGCGACGTGGTGTAGTGCGCATCACGCTCTTGGAATCCTCCAATATCTATGCTGAGTTGGAGGATTTTTTATGGCCGGATCTAGTTTCTCTTTTGGCACCTTGGGCCTTATTTCTACAGGTGTTTCCACACTGTTTAACGCCTTCGGTGCGAAGAGCATCACGAAGTACAACAATGCTATTGCACAGGCTCAGGCAGACATAGCCAAGATCAACGCGGACACAATGAATCTGCATTATCAGCAGAGATTGTTCGCGGCTGAGGGGGAGTATCAGCGAGAGACAATGCAAGCCGCTCAAATGAAGGCGCGGCAGAAAGTCTCATTAGCCGCTAATGGCGTGGCAATCGGGGTCGGATCAGCTGCGGAACAATTGGCCAGCACGGACATTGTGAAAAAGATCAACCTCAACAGGCTTGAATCTAACGCCAAAACCGAGGCATGGGGATACCGTGCAAAAGAGACTGACTACCGTAACCAAGCACTCATGAGCCTAGCCAATAAGAAGAGCGCCTCCCGAGCATTCACCGATTCTCTCTTAATCGGTGCAGGGAACATGGGTATGGCCTTCGCATACGGAAAATTGATGGATATGGCCGCTAAAACTGAAACCGCCGAGCCATCTAAACCCGATGATCCAATCAAAGTTGACGCCGTATCGGGAGCCGATCCGGGAATCAAGATTGACGCAATCTCAGGCGCACAGCCCAACATGAACAGGATTGACGCCATATCAGGAGCACAACCCAATCTCCTTTTAGGCCAGACAGTCAAAACGACACAGCTCTATCCGACAACTAAAAACATCTTCTCTCTGAACTACAGAGGATAAAAAATGCCAATCGTCCCTAAGTATGAAAATAATGTGCCTGGAGTAGTCGAAAGCGGAAGAGGTTTCGGCGCTCCCGTTGATAACGTCCGCCCGAGTTTCGACTATGAGAATGTCATGAACAGGGCCTTACAGCCGTGGTCACAGATTGCAGATAGCGCAGTCAAAATTGAGGCCTATCACCGTGACACCGTTGTGAAAGCGCGGGCTGATGAACAGCTGGACGCTTACAACAAGGAAGTACAGACAACGCTGTACGACCCAGAGAAGGGCTATTTCTCTCAGCAAGGCAAGAACGCCGTGATGTCGTGGGATCAGGCGCAGAGTGACCTTCAATCCATTTATGACAAACACTTGAGCCAGATTGATGACCCTGATGTCAAAGAGGCTTTTAAGTCCAACGCATTACAGCGCCTTAATTCCGTTCGACAGAAGACAGTCGTCTATCGCAATGAGCAGAACATTAGGTGGCGGGCTCAAACCTCTAAAGACCACGCAGACAATCTTGTAGAGGAATTTGCGCTCGGCGGATTCTCTCCTGACGGTCAACGCACAATGGCTAGCCTGATGAACGAGATCGAGTATCAGGGCAGGATGCAGGGCTGGGACGAGGAAACGCTGAAACGTCAGAAGAACGCCTATAAGTCTCTGGCTTATGCCTCAGCCTACAGCAATATGGCATTGAGCGATCCTATCGGCGCGCTCCGACATTTTCAGACGGACGGCTCAAAGGAAATGAGCACGGACGTAGGCCGCCGTACTTACCAAATGTTATTCCACCGAGCCGCTCCTCAGCTCGTAGAACTCTCTCAACGATACGGAGGAGCAACGGCCCTGGCATTGACGCCTGGAGCAGTTGCACGCACCACGGGGGACAACACAAACGAGAACGTTCTGAGACAATCCCGAGCACAGGCCGGACTAGGCCAGGCTCCGAAAGTCTCAGACAAGGTTCTCAATACTTCAGGATACAAAGGATGCAACCCGCTCAATGTCCGAGCCTCCAGCGACAAATGGCGCGGCTCAATCGGCCAAAGTGACAACGGATATGTGATCTTCTCAACTCCTATGGACGGCATTAGGGCCGCTGCTACCGTTATCAAGAATTACGGCACGAAGTACGGGATCAACACGGTTAGAGACATTGTGAGCAGATACGCTCCTGCCTCAGAGAATCCAACTGATGACTACATAGCCAACGTATGCAAGGGCACTGGCTACCAGCCTGATGAAAAGCTCGACACGAAAAATCCTGAGGTGCTGAAGAAGTTGGTCACGGCCATGATGAGGCAGGAGATCGGCGATGTCCCGTACTCTGAAGAAACGATCAATGAAGGTGTTCAGAGAGCGCTCGGCAACGTCACTCCTGCACAACAGACAGCAGAGGATCAGGCTGAGCCGAGACTTACGGCTGCCGACCTCGTTTTCAACCCGAACGTGAAGACGGGGATTGAGGTCATTGATTCTCTGAATGAGCCTGAGAAACTCTGGATCATGCAACACACCAAGGCGCAGACTTCTCAGTCAACGGCTAACCTGCGCTCCCAATTCAAGACTACTTTGAATAATGCGCTGGCTGTAGCCAGGAGCACAGGCGACATGAGCCAGCTCCCCGATGTAGGAGCTTTTATTCAGACTTACGGCCAAGAAGAGGGGCTGAGGCAATTCCAGAACGCACAGCAGGAAGCCAAGCTCAACGCCAATCTCTTCCTAATGCCGACACTCAGCAACGCTGAGATTGAGGCAACGGCACGCCAGATGACGCCGAGCAAGGACGATCCTAATTACGCCGCCAGGATGAAAGACTTAGAAACCTGGAATAAGGCCTACACGCAGATCCGCAAAGAACGCGCAGAGGATCCTGTGCAGTTTGCCTTCTCTGGAATGCCTGACTTAGGCTTACAGCCGATCACCGACTGGACCAGCCAGGACGGAGCGCTGCTACAGATTCAAAAACGAATCGACAGCATGGATCAGGTGGCCGAGCGTTTTGGCACGCCCAGGGCGTTATTCAGTAAGGCTGAAATATCAGGTTTCCTCAACTTCATGCAGGGCATGGACGCCGTTCACCAGGCCGACTTTCTAAACAGAATGGCCGACCGCATGACCGATCCGACCGCAACAACTTCGGAGCCGCTAAGAATTTTCTCCGAACAAATCGGCAACAAGAATCAGACCTTAGCAATCGCTTTGGGAGTGGCCTCTACTCCTAACGGCAAAGAAACTAACGGAGCCCTCAGGCAGATCAAGGGAGATTTCATTAAGAAGAACAAACTCACTGATGCCTGGAAACAAGAGACTGAGATGAGAAATCTCCTCTCCGGCGTTTTGGCTGTCCCGGATGGAAGCCCTGCTTACGAGGCGATGCTTAGTGCAGCCATGAATGAATATTGTTTTGCGAGTCAGACTGGCACAACGAAGATTGAAGATGCAGCGGCAAATGTTTTTGGCCGCGTATATGAACACAACGGAAAGAAGATTTTTCTGCCTACACAGATTGACAAGGCTCAGAAAAATACATGGACATTTAGAAGAAGCGGAAGTTTTGAAGACTTACTGAGTGACGCTGGAAAGGACTTAGCCAAGTCTAAGAAATCCTACTTTTATGCCGGACAGAAACTCAGCCCTCAGCAGTTAGAGAACCTAATCTCCAACGCTCCTTTGCAGTCGATTGATGACGGTGTTTATCAGGTAGTCAACGGCCTCAATTACGTAAGAGACGAAAACGGACAGCCGCTCGTTATCGACCTCAATACCTATATTTCTCGGAGAACAAAAAAATGAATTGGCTAAACGCATTCGGTGAAACAGTTCAAACTCAGCCAGAGGCCCTCAGAGGTTTTAGTGTTGCGCAAGATACCGAGATGACTAAGCCATCAGCCTTTCAAGGTACTGGCGAAGCGTTGCAGAAGACACTTCCTTATCAGTTCTATCAATCGCTTTCCGGGATGAACGAGTTAATGGCCGACCGTGTAGAGGTGAATTACGACCTCGACAATAACGAGGACGCATTCTCCAACTTTAAGCTAACCCAGGATCAGAACGAACAAGTAGCAAAGCGACTGAGACAAGATGCAAAATTTGCTCGCCTCAAAGCACAGAATGATTACACGCCTAACCCTGAGACCACAGGACAGGCGGCAATGATGATCCACGGCCTAACTGGTTCTTTGGCTAAAGCAATCGGATATACCGTGCTGACGGGCGGAAGCGGTATTTTGGCCGCTCCGCTTTTCGGTGCAGACCTGGGACTTTATGAGGCCGGAAAACTCAGAGATAAAGGTGTGGACGAATCCACGGCGCGAAAGGCAGGTGCAATCACAGGTACAGTCAATGCCGTGGGAATGGCTTTGCCGGGAGCGCTCGGAACCAGCTATTTGAAATCTATGGTTTTCGGAGGAATGGTCAATCCGGTGACGGACATTAGTGAACAAATGGCTATTAAATTTGTTTTGGAGAATGCAAACTACTCCAAACAGTCTCAGGAGTATGACCCATTTGATCCTGTTAACCTCGGAGTTTCAGCTGGCATGGGTATTGCCTTTGGTGTACTAGGAGCTCGAGCAAATCGTGCTCAGGCTCGATACCTTGAAACTGAAACAAAAGCAGCCGAACAGACATCACACCAGGAACAAACCGCTTCCAATACAAACATGAATAAGAGCGTGCTCGATTCAATTCAGAACCGTGACAGATCCTCGAAAGAATCTCGGCTCCAGATGGAAAAGATAGCGTCCGCTCCGAACTTCAATCTTCTGCGAGAGAGCCGCTCTCTGGATCAAGGCGCTCCGATTATTGCCTATGTCCCCGATGACATGAATATTCTCTGGGGGAAACGGGTTGATGTGTCTGCTGACCCGAGCAGTGAGCCGATGACAATGCGATATGCCGTGGTGGACGCGGACGATGTGCTCACCTCTAATGCCGTGGACGGCTCTAGCAATCCTCAGTTTACGGATCCTACTGTAGCAGGTGCCAGAGCTATTGCAGGTAATGGCCGCATAGCTGGATTACAAGGAGCTTATAGACAGGTCAAGGCGACCAAGTACCGAGCCGACCTCACTAAAGATTCAAAAGAATTCGGAATCTCAAAACGCCAGATCAAGAAGATGAAGAATCCGATCCTGGTCAGAGTGATGGATGATGCTGACGTGGTGGAGGGAATCGGTGAGGCGTCCAACCGCACGGGTACACTGAAACTAAATCCGGCCGAACAAGCTGCCCAGGACGCTCGAAACGTCCGACTTGAAGAGGTTGAATTCACCAGAGGAGGTGAAATTACTCAAAAATCAATGGACGAGTTTGTAAAGCGCACACCTGATAAAGAAGGCCTCATTGATTCAAATGGCAATGCTCTTTATGACAATATCGCACGCAGAATGCGCCCAGCGATTTTTGCCGCCGCATTCTCTGATACCCGGATCATCAATAGATTTATAACCAACAACCCTGAAGACAAAAAGATTATGAACGTCCTCCAGAGCGTGGCAACTGAAGCAGTGCGACTGAAGAAAATTAAAGGAGAGTTGGACTTTTCTCCAGACCTCCTGGAGGCCGTGGCGGACGTATTCGAGACACGAAGAGAAGCCAAGAAGATCAACGGAAAGGGCCACGAGAAGGAGCTTACAGGCTCCCTCATGGAGGAATCCGCAACTCCTGCACAGCGCTATTTCAGAGACATTCTCCTATCTGCTAATCCTGAGAGACTTCAGGAGATTCTTGCCAGATTTAGAGAGGTGGCAGAACAAGAGAGCGGCGGTGAAAGTTTCTTTGGCTCCGTTAACAAGGATCAGGTGTTTGAAACGGTCAAATCTGAGTTTGACAAGAGGGACGCCGCAATCAATTCCCTCCAGCCGAGTGACGTTGACGCGGCAATGGAGTTGCAGCATGCAAACGTTCTACAGAACGATCAGCCCGTGGGAACACGAGGAGATGTGAACAGATCAATTGCAGACGAGAAGAAAGCCGCCGAGCAGATCGACAATGGAGAACGTGTTGAAGTTTCCGGAGAAGGAGTTGATCCGGAAGTCATGGATAAAAATGTCAGCGACTTCGTAACCCGCTTTGTGAAAGAGTTGGTGGGTGCCGGTGCTGAAAAGAAAGTAGCAGAGATGGGCGCCAAAGTTCATGACGCATTTTTTGAAACTCTGGGAATCCGCTTAGGGCGCAGCCGTAAGGAGCTTGAACAGGAATTTGGAGTAAGAGTTCAGAGGAGGGAGAATCTTGAAAATCCTGAAGGTTTTGCTTCAATGTCTCCTCAAGATAAGTTGGATACTCTTAATCGCTCAAGAGAATTTGATGAACAATTGAAACGTTGGGAGCAGGGAAAAGGGTCAAATAAATTCAATCTTGGAAGGCCATCCTGGGTTCTTCAGATTTTTGGTGCATCAGATCGAAAAGGCATAAACACAACAAAACGTCAATTTGTTCATGTTCTCCTGCCGAAAGGGAAGAAATTATTAGGCATTGACGGAAAGCACGGTCTTAAGGCGTCTGAATTGGAAGGGCTTTTAGTTGGAATCCAGCAGCCAATAGCAGTTTTTAAATCAGCTACAGACGGCGGCATCGTTCTTATTACAGAACTGAAACGAGGTGATAGTCCAATAATTGTTCCTATACATCTCACTCGAAATAAAGACGGAGATTTTCAGGTCGTCAATTTTGTTGCGAGCACTTATGAGAAGGAAAGAACTTCGATCAACAAATGGGTAGAAAAAGGCTTGCTGTTGGGATATGACAAAACAAAAGGACCCAATGTTCTGCCAAGGGACTTCGGGTCTAATCCCCACCTGTCGCGGTCCGCAGACGTTACAAAGACGTCGGCCAATGACAAAACACTGAATCCTTCAGTTAGGCCTATTGTATACCAGAACGAGACTTCCATTGGGGACTTGTATCAGAGCGAAAGCGCCTTGAGGGGAATTTACACGCCTGGAGAGCGCGTCATTACTCTCATGCAGTCTGCAAACGAGAGCACATTCATTCACGAATCTGGCCATTACTTCCTTGACGTTCTTACAGACGTAGCAATGAAGGAGAACGCACCCGCTCAGGTCAAGGCGGATGTCCAAACTCTTATGGACTGGTTCGGAGTGAAAGACCTTGAGGAATGGAGAAGTCTTTCCATTGATGAACAGAGAGCGGCTCACGAACAATTTGCAAGAGGTTTTGAACAATACTTGAGAGAAGGCGAGGCTCCGAGCTCGGCCCTTGAGAAAGTTTTCAAGGCTTTTAAGGACTGGCTGACGAAGATCTACAAATCCTCGGAAGAGTTGCAGGTTGAAATCTCTCCAGAGGTTCGCGCCGTTTATGATCGTCTGCTGGCAACGGACGAGCAGATCCGAGCCAGGAAGGAGATTGAAACGCCTTCTCTCTTCGGTAGCATGGAGCCAGAAGAGCCGCCTGCAAATCCGGTTGTGAAAGCCGTGCAGCAGACAGCGAAACAGGTGATTGACCAAGCTCCAATCTCCGAAGATAGCAAAGCTCGGATTAGAGAAACTCTAGGAATCAACCAGCCAGAACAACAGACTGGTGAAAATCATCCTCATTACGGGATCCCGAACGAAGAGCAATTCATGAATCAAAACCTTGAGACCTCCGCAATAGACGATCCCAACGCATTCATAGTCTTAGACGATGGACGGGAGGTGAGCATGGGCGATTACATGAGAGAAATCGAGAGTGAGCAGAAACAGGAATTAGACCGAGCAAACAGTGTTTCCGAAGCCGCGCAGTGCATGTACAGAAACGGAGCTTTTGACGATGTTTTTTAAGGATTGAAGGAAATGGTCAGCAAATTAAAACCCGAATGTGAACAGAAAGTTTCGGCGGTACTTGGTCGTCCGCTTACCTATACAGAAAGTCAAGAGCTTGTGGCCAGCGTTAAAAGCTATTACCTCAGGAATAGAGAGAGCCATCCAGGGATGTCTAGGGAGCAGGTTGTGAGCGAAGCTGCAAAACAATACGCGAAGCAGATTGAAAACGAGGCCAAGCGTAAGGCGCTTAATGCAAAGAGACAGGCGTTTGCTATTTACAAAAACCGATTGACTTACAAAACTATGAGGACAAATGGGGACGGCGCAAACCAAGCGGCCCGAGGCATTCTCAACCGCGTGGACAAATATAAGGTGGGCGTGGAACAAGAAGCTAAATCCCGCCTTGTCGATTTCCTGGAGAAGACTTCTCCAACTTTTTTAGGCTTATGTGAGAACAAGAAACTCATTACCGATCTTGTACACGAAATCGCAGGAGACGACACGGGAAATCCTGTTGCGAAGTCTGCGGCCAAGGCATGGATTGACACGGTTGAATCACTCCGCCAAAGATTCAACGCGGCTGGAGGCGACATAGGAAAATTAGAAGACTGGCTATTCCCGCAGACACACGACCGATACAAGATCACGAACGCGGCAAGACGGCTGGCTGGAGGCGAATTAAAACAAGCTGGCCTGACCATCAAGGACACCGTAACGCATAAAAAATACAATCCCAATCAGAACAGGGACGCCTGGATAGATTTTGTTTGGGACAAACTTGACCGCTCTAAATATTTAGATGACGATCTAAAACCGCTCTCAGATGACGCAATGCGAGCCCTTCTCTCTGATGTCTTTGAAACAATCAGAACTAACGGAGCCAACAAGGAGAATGTAGGGAAAGTAACAGCGGGTAGAGGCAAGAGCAAGGCCAACACGCGCCAGGAACACCGCACCCTCATGTTTAAAGACGCGCAGGCCAGGCTTGATTACAACGAAGTGTTTGGATCGAATCCGAGCGTTATGGGAACGATGATGGAACACATTGGCTCAATGAGCCGCGATATAGCTCTCATGGAGATGTTAGGCCCCAGCCCAACAAACACCTACAACACTCTAAAACGTATGGCTCAGATCGACACAGATCAGCAAACCTCTTTCACGGGCAAGATTAAGTCAGCGGACAACTCTCTGTTAGATGCAATGTGGGCGAATCTTTCAGGCTCGGCAAACACGGTGGAAAGCGGATTTATTGCCGCAATTGGTCAAGGTGCTCGTAATCTCCAGGTGGCAGGAAAACTCGGCTCCGCTTTTATTTCCTCGTTCACGGACGTGGCAACCTATTTCCACACGGCCAGAGTGAACAGAATGCCTTTTGCTCGGAGCGCAATGCTCCTGGCGAAGTCTCTCAACCCTGCTGACAAATCTGATAAACGGTTTGCCGCCAGGGCGGGCATTATCGGAGATGAACTCAATTCCGCCGCCTCTCGCTTTGTTGAGGGAAATATCGGTAACGGAATCACGGGCAAACTTGCAGACCTCACCATGAGACTGTCTTTACTCTCTCAATGGACGGACGCAGTGAGAAGAGCTCAGTCACTTAATACAATGGCAACCTTTGCCGAGGCCACAAAACATAATTGGGCGGACATTGACGGCTGGTTGAGATACCGCCTGGAGGAATTCGGAGTTTCTGAGGACGCGTGGAAAGCGCTCCAAAAATGTAAACCAGAAGAACTCAACGGCTCCCACTTCTTGACGATCAACTCCATTAAGAACGCGGCCTCGAAGAACGGTGATATTGACGGCCTGAATGTGGACAAGCTGGTATCAACTTACCTGAGTTTCGTCATGGATGATTCATTTATGGCGTCTTTACAACCGGACCTAATGACGCGCTCCATCACGAACTGGGGCAAGTCTCGAGGCACCGTGGCAGGTGAGTTTATCCGCAGTATTTTCCTTTTCAAGTCTTTCCCTATCGCGATGTTTACGCGGCACCTCCAGAGGTCAAGAAGCCTTTATCGCTACAAACTTCAGTCGAACGGAATGTCTTCTGCCGTAGGAAGCAGAATCGGCTACTACTCAACCCTGATTGCCTCAACAACTTTAGTGGCCTGGGTAGCTAATATGTTTAAGGACATTATCAATGGTAGTGATGTTAAGGATCCTTTGACTTTTGACGCTATTTTTAAACGAGCATTGACGTCGGGTGGCGGAATAGGCTTTATCGGAGACATTCTTGTGTCTGGCATGGACGATTACAAATACGGACATCCAGCGCTCATGAATATGGCGGGCCCTGTACTTTCAACGGCTATGGACGCCTACACAATCTTTGACAAGTACAAGGACAACAAGGACATAGGCGCCAACGTACTGCGAATCGTGAAAGGGAATCTCCCTGTTGTGAATCTCTGGTACACGAAACAACTCTTGAATCACGCCGTATTCAATCAGATTCAGGAAATGATGAACCCTGGATATCACCGCAGGATTGAGCAGAAGATTAGAAAAAATCAAGGCGTGGGCTACTGGTGGAAACCTACCGACATGCTCCCCTATCGTATGCCAGAAATCGGCACGGAGCCTCGGCGATAGGTGTGCGCATCAACAATCTGGCTGACATGAGAATACTTCTAAACAATGAGGTGTTTTCATGCTGCCAGATGTTCCGCGAAGGGTAGGCCCTGTAACAGGTTTAGGTGTCTCCCGAGTTGATTTTGACTTCAAGATTTTTGCGTCTTCCAATGTGCTCGTAATCAGAACGAGTAAGGCGGGCGTGGACAAAACGCTCAAGGAAGGCGAGGACTACACCGTAACTTGGGACGAAGACCAAACCGCGAATATCGGCGGATACATTACGCTTGACGAGTTTCTCACGGACGGGGAATCGGTCACGTTATTGTCCAATGTCGCATACACCCAGGAGCTTGATTTACACGCGGAAGGGGATTTCAACCCGAATGACATCAATGTAAATTTTGACCGCACCGAAGCGCAGATTCAGCAGTTAAAAGAGAAGCTCTCCCGCGCCGCAGTTGCTCCCGCCTCCTCAGGCATGGAAGGTGAAGAGTACGGCGAAATACTCTTAGAAAACTCTACTAAGTCTGGAGAATACGCCGCACAAGCTCAGGCCGCTGCAGAGAAGGCACAAGCCGCTGCTGACATTGCCACATCTGCTCAGGAAAACCTCGATGCTTCCACGGATATCGCAGAGAACGCCGCAAAGGTAGCAAGCAATTCAGCAACCGCCGCCGCTCAATTCAAACTCGATTCTGAGGCCGCGGCTGCTACAGCAACGGAAGCAGCAGAGATTGCAAAACAGGCGGCATTTTCTTATCGCTATTGTGCGACCGCTACAGCAGGCGGCACGGTCAACACCTCCGCAATCGTGCCAGCCACGCTGATTAAGATCGGCGACCACGTGATGAACTCCAGCGGCCAAATCTTTCGAGTTTTGAATGTTGGTTCCAGCATATGCGAGTTGTCCGGAATTATTACGACCATCAGCGGCCCCCAGGGTTTGAAAGGTGATTCAGGCAGTATCGGGCCTCAAGGCAGTAGCGGCGCAACGTTTACGCCGGCAGTTAGCACGGAAGGTGAAATTTCCTGGACGAACAACAAGGGCCTTACAAACCCAGCACCCGTAAATATTCGCGGTCCGAAAGGCGAGAGGGGTGAAAGGGGTTTGCAAGGCAGTCCGGGACCGGTCGGAAGTGCGGGGCCCCAAGGACCAATGGGCAGTAGCCCGTGGGCCACGGCGTTCGGCCAATTCCGCATTGACGGAGCAGATTTAAAACTTGATTACGTTGGCCTGGACACTTCAGCAGATTTCTCAATCAATACGAACGGTGAATTAATAGTTACGGTGACAGAATGACTACTTTAAATTTAGGCCGAGTTCGGCCAGTCTGGAAAGGTGACTGGGTTTCCACGGCCACCTATCTTGCCTTTGATTTTGTCCGCTACACGGACGGGAATGTTTACTTAGCCGTCCAAGACGTGCCAGCCAACTATATTCCGAGCTCCCAGACAAGTTACTGGGTTTTGTTCGGCGCGAAAGGCGGAAAAGGCGATACAGGTAGCGCGGGCAGTGTGGGCGCCACGGGAAGTCAAGGGCCCCGAGGTGTGACGTTTACACCCGCCGTTAGCGCAGATGGTGACTTGTCTTGGACTAATGACGGAAGCCTTAGCAACCCAGGCACAGTTAATATCCGCGGCCCCCGCGGTTTGCAAGGTGTAGCGGGCAGTCAAGGGCCTGCGGGGCCCACGGGGCCAGCGGGAACAACGAACTACAACAACCTGACTAATAAACCTGTTTCGGACACGTCGTTAAAACTTGCTGGCGGGTTTGCTGATGCAAAGGCGACTGGTGAGGCTTTAGATAAACGTGTTGGAGTAGCCAGTCAATCCTTCTCTGACAATGAGAAAGAAATCGCACGTGCAAATATCGGATGGGCCTCGGGCTTTGCCGCTTCGATTTCTGCATGGGTCACAGCCTCATTTGCCGCAGCAGTGGACGCCTATCTCATCCCTATTCTTAAACAACTCTGTTTAGACAACGGCGCGACACAAGCGGAAATCGACGCCCTCGAAGAAGAATCTGATTCATAAGGAGCAGTATGACTACATTATCTGAAATCAAAGCTGAGTACCTAACCAAGGCGTTATCCAAACCCGTGGCGAAGTACGGCGTGAAGATGGGCAACGGCAGAATCACGTCCTTGTCGGACGTTCAGGGGTTCCATGTCGAGCCTTGCTCAATCGAGCTTATCGCACTGGTGGATAAGAAGTACCTGAAGGGGAACACGATTCAAGAGGAAATCCCGATTGAACCGCTCAACCGCCCTGAGGGTTTCCAGTATGGATATGACCTCTATACCTTCACAACGCCTGACCTGAAAGCCGACAACCTTAAGGTAGAGGTGTTGGAAAAACCGTTGATCGGCAAAGCCAAAGTCAAGTTCAAATCTGGTCAGCAGTTCGCAGTCAAATCTCAATTGATTACTGACGAGCTGTATCAGAGCGCTGATGGGAAATATTACACACAGGCAGAGCTTCCGGAAAACTCAGATGAATTTTGCAAAGAGCGCTACAGCAACGAGATCAAAGCGGAAAGAAACGCTCGTATCAGCGACACAGACGATTATGTGAAGTTGCCTGATATCACCGTTGCTAGGTCAGCAGGAGCCAAGAGATCAGCACTGGATGACGCAGACCGCATCAGTCTTGAGACATACCGACAGGCGCTCAGAAACCTGCCAGAAGTCGAAGGTTTCCCGTTTGTGGCGTGGCCTGTATTTCCGACTGCACTTGCCTATGAGTTACAGCAGAAAGTCAATGCAAGACAAACAATGAGACAAGGAGGTTTTTAAATGGCATTATTGAAATCTTTAATTCAGCGGCTACTCGATAGCCGAACTACTCCTGAGGAGGCCGGGCATAGCGCTATGCCTAGTGCGACAAAAACGACTTTCCTCAGCAAGGATGAAGCAGTCGGCTCTTGGGGGACACTCAATGCTGGAACGGCACCCGCTGATGGATATTTATTTGTCAATGCTAGTGCCGAGGACAGCACGAACAGCGAAGTCAGAGCACAACTTGGCAATCTTTTCCATGTGTCTGCACAAGCACCAGCACCTAAGGGTTTGGGCGTCACAATACCCATGAGCAAAGGAGCTTCATATACCGTGGAAGGAGCCTTTGTTTCACACATTACAGTTGGCTTTGTTAAGGCAATCGGGGGGGGTATAATCGCCTTGTTTGGAGGACTCTGTCGTGCTTAAGAGCCTTATCCAACTTTTCGCAGAGAAGTTTCTGCAAAGTAAAAAGTCTTGGGTTTCTGAACAGTGTGCTCCGATTGTCCGCAATGGCACAAACATTCCTTGCACAAGCACCACGGACTTCTTTAGCTATGTTGCACCGAGCAACGGCTGGGCGACTTCTCGGTGCAATTCAAATACAGTCTCAGCTCTTGAAATCCAAGTCGAGAACGGGCAGATGGCACTTGCTTCCATTCTTAACGGAAACACTGCGGGAGCTGGGATCTGTTGTTACGTTAAAAAAGGGACACAGATTAAGTTCTTGTGCCGTGGCGGAAGTACAACCGATTATTCTCTTTGGTTCTACAAAGCAAGTTCAGACTTTTAATCCTTTGACAGGAGGCGCATTATGCTGAAAAACGTATTGAGCCTCCTGCTTTCAAGGTTCTACAGCAAGCAGGAGAATGGGGCGGTGGCACAACAGGCAATGCCCTCTCGGTCGATAGTAGCCTTAGTTCCAACAAAAAATAGTATTGATTTATGGGGTGTGGTGTTTGAAGGCACTGCTCCAACCAACGGTTACGCATCTATCTCATTTACTGCGTCTTCTGATTTTTGTGTTGCTTCCGCGCAAAGTTACGAGGCTCAAACTTTTTCCTCTCCTAAGGCTGCAGGAGATATTTTACGGGCTATGTGCCCAGTAGCCAAAGGGCGAAAGTTTATTCTTTGCGCTAGAAATGCCAAAAATATAACTTGTGAATTTATTGAAACTATCGGGGGGGGTAAAAATGCTTTTCTGCAAGGAGGTAGCCTGTGCTTAAACAGCTTATCCAGCTCTTTGCGGAGAAGTTCTTGCAGGATAAGAAGGAATGGGTCGGAAGTCAAGGTCTTTTCTCAAACCCAAATCCCGGAACAACGTTCTTTGTTAACCACGCTCAGGCTCAGCTTTATACGCCTCCAAGTGATGGATGGATTACATTCGGCGGAAACCGGCCATCGGTCAATGTCGGCATTACCGGAAAGCTGGGAACGTGTTGCGTTAACTCTCAAGGTTATCTCAGAATTACAACTCCGGTTCGGAAGGGAAATACCGTTAGTCTCTATTGCGAGACGGACGATCAGCAACCGCTTGAGGCAAAATTCGTTCCCAGCGAAGGGGCAGCGTAACACTTCACTTGTAGGAGGTGCGTCATGCTGAAGTCGCTCCTCCAACTGCTCCTAGAGACTTTTCACAAAAGCCATAGGTCAATGCCTCGTTTAACCGGATTGCAAAGCTCAACTGCTACCATTCCCACGGTTTCGTCCACCGACTTGATAACCATCACCACAGGAGTAGCGCCTTGTGACGGCTGGGTAAGGGCGCAACTTGAGGATAACCAAGCAAAGGACATCACTCTGTTTATCCAAAACAATATGGGAGCTGATTCTGTCTTTTGTTATTCCAAAGATTGGGGTTGGCCGTCAGGTTCTATGCCAATAGCGAAAGGAGATTCATACACTGTAAAGGTTAGATACGGAACACCACCGATGGTGGCCTCCATACTGCACATTGATTTTTATCCGAACTTTGGCGCCTCTTAACCACTCCGCCCCTCACTTCGAGGGACTTTTCGTTAGGTGTGCGCATTGAACTCTGGAGCGCTCCTACCATGTCTAAAAAGGAATAGACATGGAAACAGATTTCAGCCTCAGTGAGTTTGCCAGCACGGTAAACCTAATAGTGTTCACGCTAATTCTTATATGCGCGGCATCGGGCTCTGCTATGCCGTACGTGCGAGCGGAACGAGACTGGAATTTTCCGCGCTGGTTCGTTGAATTCATATCCAGTTGCGCGGCTGGCTTCAT